GATGACCGTGTGAATTTTTTAAATTATTATTATACCGTTTATAAACTCTGTGAATTGCTTGACCAAGTCCAATTTTTACCCTATTTTCCAATGTTAAAAGATAGAGAAAAAAGAATAGAACAGGACGATATTTGGAAAAAAATATGTGGTGAACTAAATTGGGAATTTGTACCCACTATTTAAATTACTAATGGTGTTAAAATATAATTATTCTAATGTTTTTACTGTTTATGTTGTGATAAGTTTATTATACTGACTATTTTTTTCAATACATGTTATAAATCTAGACAATTTATAATGATTTGTGTATTCATACAAATGGCAATGTTTACAGTCTTTGTTACCTCTTCTATAAATACGACAATAACAATTGGGAGCAATATAGTTATCCCATACAAATGAATCATATAGATCCTGTTCATAATATAAATACCTTATGTGATTTTTTATGGCTTGATGTGCTATATCATTGCGTACATACGATTGAATGATGTCAATCAATTCACGGCAAATTTTATTATGGAATAGTATGATAATTGGCGAATTCATTTTTGATGTGATACTATAAATTTAGTTGTGGTTCTAGTTTAAACTAACCTCTTTTATTTGTTTGCAATACGATAAAGGTTGGAATTAACATCAATTTTTATAATAGATACTAATAGTATATGAGTATCTATGGGGACAAATATATAACTAATAATGCTAAAAAAACATACGCAAATATGGATTTGGCCTATTCAGACAATGTTTATTTTCCAGAATCATTATTAAATCAATGGTTGAATGTTTCTAGTGTTATGGTGACATGTAGTTTAGTGTTCTATCATATGTCTAGGGTAAAATCTATCAAGGTGGAACCCTATTTAGCCAAATTAATTGCTATGAGTTTAATAATCATTTCAACTAGTTATACTATTTATGCCCTTATTCCATATAACAAACGAATGGATTTTATTATAAAAAAATGCTCGGAATTAAATGAATGTCCAGATGACCAAGTAGAAGAATTAAAATTTCTAAAGAAGTCATACATGATATTAGGGTTAACCACTTTTATGATACAATGCGTCATTGTTTATTTAGTAATTACCCACATATAAATCGTATAAGCCAGATAAATCGTATAAGCCAGATAAATCGTATACTTGTCTATAATAATTATATTTTCATAATTATTATATTTAATCAGGTAAGAGTATATTTTATGACCATTCTGTTTATGCAAATCCTCCTGGGAATTTGACAAGGTTGGCACCAATACCGAAACCAGCACCAGAACGAGCACTAACGGCTAAACTTGGTACATATGTATCAAGAATGCTAAATGTGGCAGCAGCAGTCAATGCAATAAGAGAGACCTCATCTAAATTAAGAGCCTTCTTGGGAATTGCGTAAGCAGCAATAGCAACCATCAAACCTTCAACAAGGTATTTGATTGCTCTTTTAACGAGTTCACCTAAATCTAACATGTCAAGCATTATATAAATCCTATAGAAAAAATAAATAATTAATGTAAATTAAGGAAAGAATACAACACTGTAATAATGCAATAAATAGTTCAATAATAGTATTAAAGTTTCTTCGTAAAAACACTTAAATATTAATAATCATCTTAATTATAATGAGTTTTTCTAAACCTATTGGAGTTGAATTAAAAACAGATGCTGACGGTGCAGAGAACCCTAAATATGTCGATCTCTTAGATGAAGATAAGGGGATTGCTGGGCAGAAATTCGCCTGTCTATCCTTTATTTCACCTGAGCAAATTTTAAAACAAAAGGATATGTTTATGTTTGAGGAATTTATCAAGTCATGGGATTTTAACAAATCCATGGAAAAATTCACACAATTTTTGAATTTTATATCATTTAAATACCATGTTAATTTTGACAAAATGTCTGAGGATTTAAAAGAGTTTGTTAAAGATGAGAAGGAAGCTTTAATCAAGTCAAACATTAGCGATGAGTATAAGAATTTCACAGATGAACACGACGAGAGATTAGATAAGGAATTTGGAGAAAAGCATGACTTTCAAACATCTGTTCGTGGTATTAAGGTTCGTGGTGTTTTCCCGACACAACAAGAAGCCGAATTAAGATGTAAAATGCTAAGACAAGTTGACCCAAATCATGATATATATGTTGGTCCAGTTGGTACATGGATTCCGTTCCATCCTGAAGCATATAAGACCGGTAAGGTTGAGTATATGGAAGAAACATTGAATGAATTAATGAGTGAGAAAAAGAAGAACGAAGAGAAGGCTAAGGACGAGTTCGATGCTCGCGTCAAAGAGACAAAGTTAAAGGCTATGGAGGATAATAAGAAAAAGGCCGAAGAGTCTGGTAATAAATTAACTCAAACTGTGAACAAGGAAGGCAATTTAGTGTCTGTTGCTAATATGAACACACAGGAAAGTAATATGGGTGAAAATGCTACATTAGAAGATGTCAAGAATGAATTGTTCGAAGGTGAAAACATCGTAACAAGTGATAATACAGATCATGGTTTATCTGAATTAAAGTCATCCGGGATAGATGTTGTAGATGTTAAGGTAGAAAGCGCATAAATACTAATTACACAATGAATACAATTTTTATTAACTGGTAAATTACAATGAAATAATAAATAATATAAAAATATATTATTTATTACAATAATGATGTATAATGATATATACGACTTACATATTACTCCACTATATGGACCAATTAGAAATACACAAGAGGATGAGTTATTAATAAACAAAACCATTTTACCTCATAATTATACTATAAATGAACGTGTTGATATGACAGATATTAATACATATAGTATAGATCCTGATGGATGTGAGGATGCCGATGATGCTTTTAGTGTATATGAAAAAGAAGAAGAACTATTTTTAGCCATTCATATTGCAGATCCTACTGAACATATTAATATAAACTCTTCATTATGGAATAGTATTGAGCAACGAATAGTTACCAAATATCCATCCAACAAATCACCTATTCATATGATGCCACGCGATATTGTAGAAAAATCTAGTTTAATGGTAAATAAATATGGAAATATAAAATTGGCCATAACCATATTAACAAAAATAAATAAGAGAAATTATCAACCTCAAGGAAAGATTAAATTATTATTTACAAAGATACGGGTTAAATGCGAAAACGCATTAAGTTATGAAAATGCCGCAAATTTATTTTATTCAAATGATATAATCTACACTGCTAGTCGAATTAGCGAGGTTCTAAAAGAAATAAGAGGAGGGAAAACAAAAGGTGTTGTATTAAATGAAGTTTGTCATTCATATGTAAAATTTCATACTAATAAACCTTATTTATATGAAGATACAAGTGGCGAAAGACTGATGAAACAAATGATTGCGGAATTTGCTATTTTTGCGAATTCATTTATAGGCGAATATTTAAAAATTAATTTCGAAGGTGTTGGGTTATACCGAATATGTAGTGCTAAAGATTGGCTAGATACTGTTTATACTGGTATAAGCGGGCAAGAATTATTGAATGAAATAATAGTGAATGGAATTAAAGCCGAATATATGTCTACTGTTAAATCCCACGACTTGGTGGGTGCTCCAGAATATTGTCATTTTACATCTCCGATTAGACGATTGTCGGATTGTATTTGCCATTACTTATTAAAATATATTCATTTAAAACAAACGAATCCATCGTTACTGGTTCCTTTTACAAACCAACAACTTGTAAAATATTCGTCTAATTGTGTTAAAATAACAAAATCCATAAAAAATATTCAATATAAAGATACAAAATTCCGCTTAATACAAACAATGGATCAATTATTAATTGAGAGAGGGGTAATTAATATAACCTATTATATCAGCAGTTACACAGGAATATTCTTAAATATTATAATTAGTAGTATCGAATCTCATACCATTTATTTATCATATACATTACGGGTTCCAAATTTACAAACACATTATACAATTAAACAACAATCTAATTTATTAATATCCAATGTAAAATGCTTGGGTAAATTTGACGAAGGAAGTATACCTGAATTAGATGCATTGTATATCAATTCCTAGTGAAGAAGAATATTTAACATAATAACATAATAATACGATAATAACATAATAATACGATAATAACATAATAATACGATAATAACATAATAATACGATAATAACATAATAATACGATAATAATAATGATAATAAATTTCTCTATACTAAAAATATATTTATAATGGATCATCCCAGTTATTTAAATCATCATCCGGTAATGCAATCGAGCTTTTAAAATCAATTGGAATATTTGAGTCTTTAAATTCTTGTTCCAATTGCCAGTCATCGCGAATCGTTTCAAATAATTTGCGACGATTATTGTGAATTAATTTCTTATTTTTAATGTTGTATTCATTTCGACTCTTGGAATCCATAATGATTTCGAACTCAGTACACAATGCTTGTTTCGTTTCAATCAACGTCAAATATTCTTCATCCATAACTGTGACAATATTTTCGTTCCATTCTTCCAACTTTGCTTGACAATCTTGATGTTCCCATAATGTGTCATTTAACCATGGTCCTAATACATCCATTCGGTATTCTAATTTGTTATGCAAATTTGAGTATTTCTCTCTAAGGTTGTGAATTCGCTCTTTGCTTTCGTCGAATTTAAAATATTTGGAAATAGATAAAATTAAACTAATATAGGTAGAAATTGTAACACCAGAAATCGATACTGCTGTAGTAGGTGTATCAAAGTATGTTTTGGTTGATTCCATAAAACCAGAAATTGTCGATAAAAAAATAACAGATATTTGAATATAATTAATAGAATTATTCAATGTGTCGTATTTTAAATCCAACAATCGTTTACTTTCCTTGCATTCTTTTAAAATATACAAGTTATTTTTAACCATAGCATCTATCTGATTTTTAAAAATAATAAATTCGGTTTGTTTCTTGAAATCCATATCTTGGTCTTTTGTAATATTGTTACTATGAGAAATATGCTTATTCGCTGTTTTTTGAGGTAATGGTATATTATCAACATTGGTTGTAATATTATTACCATTATCATTTGCTGTTTTAAAGGTATCTGTAGTAAAACTAATATTGGGTACCTCTTTTGATGTTGTTTTCTTGCTATCCATTAATTATATATAATAAGAATACAGAAAAAATAATTCTTATTCTAAAACTTTAACACAAGATAAATAATATTTATTATTTTCATTAATAATTTTACTAATAAATATTATTTTACCATTTACTTTTCTTCACATTTATTTTTGGTCCGGCACCTTTCTTTTGAACACTACTTGGATCATACATTTCATCTTCATCGTCACTATCCAAATTTTTTGATAATTCCCAAAATTCTTTAGACCCTAACCGGAAATCTTTATGATTTTGCGCTTTGTACCAAAATATTTGATCTTGTAATTTATTTGATTTGGCATTGTTATTTATAACTAAACATTCAAAATTCTCAGTACATTGATCCATAACTTGACAAAACGATTCAAATGTCGGGAACATACCAGCATAGTTTTCCCAAATGCGTTTACGGTTTGCAATATAAGGTTCCCTCAAAATAAATACATAATCTATATTTGTTCTTAAATTTGGCGGTATACCAAGCGGATATTGCATCGTAATAATTAACATAATTTTCCAATGCCTACCATTCATAAAAAGCAGTCGCATCATTTTATCCTTTGTCCATTTATTATCATATAAACAATCATCCAAAATAACAAACGCCCTCGGATCTATATTCGTCCGTTTATACGCTTCCATTTCTTTTTGTACTTGTTTTAACACCGTTTTCTGCCGCTTCAATATATTTTCTATAATAGCCGTATTGTATTCGTCGTGAATAAATAATTTTGGAACATGGGCCGCAAAAAATCCATTACCTGCTTCTGTACCAGATATAACTGTCCCAATGGGAATGTCTTGATGATGATATAATAAATCTCTCACTAAAAAACTTTTTCCAGTGTCTCTTCGACCAATCAAAACAACAACTGGACCTTTATTTTCATCTGGACGGAAACTAATATTTTTCATATCAAATTTTTTTAAATCTAATGTCATAAGTAATGTCTAAATAGAAAAAAAAAGAGAATACAATACGAAATTAGTTTAAATGATTCTTTATTTTACTTTATCCATAATAAAGATAAAGAATGGCCTTTTCCCTGTATTATCGAAAAACAAACAATGATGAATTATTTCAAGCTTTAGAGAAATCGGACTTTGAAATCCGCAATTCGCAAAATTATGTACCTATTTATGACAACTTCTTTTCCTTAAATTCAACAAATTATAATACTATTAATTTAAATCAAAAATATTGTTTACATTCTATAAAACAAATACAGGACCGCAACTCTCTAGTTGCTGAAGTAATTGACCAGTCAAACAACAATATTGAAAAACAGGCCTTTTGTAAATTCTCTCCTCTACTCGATCCATTAAAAGTATTAACTGGAAAATATGATTCTTCTAGTAACGATATAACTAAATTGCCGAAATACGATGACAAATCTAATGGCTGTTTTCCTAAATTACTTGACAAAAATAACAGTGCTTATGTAGATTCTTTTTTTACTTATCTGTCTAGTCAATTATTACATCATTATGATTGTAAAAATTCCATTGACTATTATGGTTCATATCTTGGCATCCAGGCCAAGTTCAACTATAATATGGTAGATGACATTGACTATTTAAATGAAAACGAGTTTTTTCATAAAAACAATGAATTCTTATATAATATTGAAAATAGCGAACATAGAGAGTTATTTAATATTGATTCACGAAGTAACAAAAAGAAATTAGCCATTGCAGAAAAAATAGATTCGATTGAATTAGATACATTAGATATTGACGATACGATACTCAGTTTCGGTAACATACAACAACTTAATAATTTAACTGATTTAAGTAACACATGTATTTATAATACACCTGTATCTCCTACATCGAAATCTTCTACAAAATCTTCCACTTCTTCATGTAGTTCTAAGTCATCAAATACTTCAATTGATAGTCACGAAGATAATGACAATGAATCTAGTTCAGGTAATGACTCTGAATGTGATTCTAACATGGATAGCGACGACGATGACTCTGAAGAATCTGAGGAAGAGGAAGATGTGTTTTGTTCCATCTTTGATTTCCCAGTTCAAATGATTTGTATGGAAAAATGTACCAATACATTGGATTATCTAATGGAGAATGAATTATTAAATACAAGTGAATGGACATCGTGCTTGTTTCAGGTAATCATAACATTAGCTATGTATCAAAAAACATTTTCATTTACCCACAATGACTTGCATACAAACAACATCATGTATGTAGAAACCGACAAACAATATATTAACTATTGTTTTGATGGTATTTACTACAAGGTTCCTACTTATGGAAAAATATATAAAATCATCGATTTTGGAAGGTCTATTTATAAGTTCAAGGGTAAGACCATGTGTAGCGATAGTTTTCATCCAAAAGGTGACGCTGGATCTCAATACAACTGTGAACCTTATTTTAATGAAAATAAACCAAGATTAGAGCCAAACTATAGTTTCGATTTGTGTCGACTAGCATGTTGTCTATTTGATAATTTTGTAGATGATATGGATGAGTTAGGAGACTTGACTAAAAAGAACAAATTAATTGGTCTGATTTATTCATGGTTAATAGACGATAAAGATAGAAATATCTTATACAAAACAAATGGTGAAGAGAGATATCCTGAATTTAAACTATATAAAATGATTGCAAGAACAATTCATGGAGCGGTTCCTTCAAAACAATTGGGTCATGAATGTTTTGGTAAATATGTTGTTACAAAGAAGAAGATTAACAAAAATCATAAAATCATTAATATTGATAAAATACCAGTATTTTGTTAACTGTATACAAACGAGTACCTACATAACTTAATTAATCTCATATACACCTTCAAAGGTGTAATAGTATCATATGGTTAGTGTAAAGTAATTTATATCCATTGTAAAATATTAGGATGGATATAAATTTAGAATGATGGGTTATCGACAAACGCCATGGTCGTTTTTGAACCACCCGTCTTTATTTCTTGGTTATCAAATTGGGCATACATATAAATGCCTACGATGGAAGCAAAATACACGACAAATGTCTCTTTCATTACGACCTTCAGTGGTTTTTTATCTTCGTCTGGTAACATTTTCATTTCTAAAAACTTGAAAAGAAAAAAAACAGTTGATATGGCTAAAGCATATACGAAAATATCTGTCATTTACATTAACTTAAAAGAAAGTTAATGTGAATTTTACGAATTATTTCATTTTTGTTCTACTTTTTATAAAAGTATTGTTTGTTTTGTCCTACTTTTTATAAAAGTATTGTTTGTTTTGTTCTACTTTTTATAAAAGTAGAGTTATGTCAATACTTCAATTTCATCAAGACCTAAAGGTGTCTTATTGAGAATCTTAGGTTTTTCCAAATCATGAACATCTAATTCAGTGAGTTTTATTTTATCACCAATTACAATTCGATCTTCATCGTCTTCGTCATCTTCATCATCCAATTTACGAGCAATATTTCGTGCTTGACTAATTTGTTCTAATCGGTCTTCTGTCTTTGGTGCATCAATTTCACTAATTATTTTGTCAACGCTGATAGCCTCATCTATATCATTAAACTGAATCATGGATTCGATCGCATCATCTGTAAGTTTTGTATCAGTATGGGTTGTAGTTGCATATTCACCATCCTGTTTCTCGTCCTGCTCTTCGCCTTGTTCATCGTCAGGTTCCTCATTCGTTTCTTCTTTCGTCTCTTCCTCTACTGGCTCCGTTGAAATGATTTCCTCCTTTTCTACGACTTCTACATCATCCTCAATTGTTTCGTCTAAATACACTTTTAAAATGTTCTCGACCGGGATATTGTCACGAATAGTATTTAAAATTTGTTCGCGAATGATTAATTCCAATTCACGATTGTGTTTTTGGATTTGAAGGGGATTAATATTGCGCTCAAATAAATAGATATTAGTATACATTTTACGGGCAGTATTTATGTATACTTTGTGAATAAAGTCACTTAATGAAGGAACTGCAATATCCACTTTTTTTTGCTTGTTTCCCACACGCATACATGTTAAACTTTTCAATTGAATGATATGAACACAGCTAATTAAGTCGTTTAAATATCCACAATTACTCTTTTCAGTAATTCGTTTTGTTTCTTCTTCTACAATAGTAGTGTTCCATTTGGGAATACGGCCTAGAAAATTTTGAAATGTCATTAAATACTTTTCATCTTCATTATTATTTTGACACAAAGTCAACGATTCGTTGAATATTGATTTCACGCCTTCTATCACCAATGGTGTCAATATATTAATCAAACGAGCGCACCATTCGTTGCGAGACTCTTGTAAACTAGACACAGAATAATCATCCATATTTACATAAATGAAATATTTTCTAAATTGTAATCTGAACTTATTAAAATGAAATTTAGTACACAAGCCATTAATAATTTTTCATCACGAAATTCCTTTTTTATTTTTTGAATAAACACTAAATACTCGAATTTTTTTTCTTCGACTATTTTCATGTCTTTGATATATTCGACTATATCTAAACAACTATATCCTTTTTCATACAATTTATCACTCATTTCAGGAAGACTTTTTTTCTTTAGTTTCTCTAGTTCTGTTTTAAATTTCGCCCGCTTTTGCTTTTCATCCTTTTGAATGGTAGTGAATGCTTGCTCCAAATTATATCTATGTAAATTGACAGTTTCTTCATTTATATCTGGCTCAGGTATGAATATTTCACAAAAACGAGATAGAATAGGTCGTAATAATTTGTATTTGTCATCGACAACAACGAAAAATCTAGTGGAATGGCTAAATAGTTCAATACATCGACGAAGTGCAGATTGGGCGTCGATAGTAAGTTTATCAGCATTTAAAAGTATAATGCTTTTGAAAATAGTACCATCATGTAGGTCTATGTTTGTCCTCGCGAAAAATTTTAAATCTTCGCGAATGAATTTGATCCCTTTTCCATGTGCACAATTTACAGTCATTACATAATCCTGTAAGTAGGTCTTGTTATTCGAATATACTTCTTTTAAAAAATTAAATAACAGTGTTTTTTTCCCGCTTCCCGCCACACCATGTAATATCAAATTGGGTATTTTCTTTTGTTCAATGAAGGTGTTTAATTTCGATTTGATATCTGTATGTATGTTAAGCATTATTAGATATAATAATAAATAATGTTTAATTATGTTTTGTTTAATTGTTTAATTGTTTTACATTATATGTTTAATAGTTCTGTCCAGCACCATGACCAGCGTCATAATACATACATGGATCATCAATATAAGCACAATTAGTGTGGAGTATTGCTCTACGCCAATAATCATAATCCTCATTTTGTCGGGCAACTATAAATTTACCAACTTCATCTATAACATCTTTTTTTATCATGACTGAGCTACAAATAGCACAATTGTGTATTTTAAAAAAATCTGGAGTCCAAATTAAAGGGAAACCATTTTCCAACAAGGTGGAATTATTTCGTTTATATATATTTTTTAGTATACCAAAATATTGTTCTTTATTATATTTTTTATATTTAGTTTCTGGATCATAAATACCTCTACCAAAGAATCCATCAGTACATGACATTTTACATCCCGAATATTTCATTGCTAATAATTGTAGCTCAAGTTTTCTTGGGAACCAAATATCATCATCATCACAAAATGCGATGTATTCACCCGTTGCTTTTTCAATTCCAAAATTGCGTTGATACCCACCTGGACAAGCAAATCCGAATTTTGTTTTACTATTCTCTGGTAAATGTATGATATGAATATTTTCACTTTCCCAATTGTATTGATAATAATCTGCTTCAGTTGAACAATCATTCACTACAATTATTTCAATGTTCTTATGGGTTTGTTCCTTAACAGATCTAATGGTATTCAATAAATACTTAAACCGATTGTATGTAGGAATGACTACAGTTACCTTTTCCATTATAACCGAATATGTTAACGTTGCTTTATATTTATTATAGAACAAATACTAGTACTTCTGGAAAATTAATATCCCATCGAATTATGTTAAATTAAATTAATTTTTATTATATTTCCTGATAAAATATAATAAAAATAAACCAAGACATTATACAATACAATGAAAAATATGATTATATTAAAGGTCAATGGTGGATTAGGTAATCAACTGTTTCAAATAGCAACCGCGTATCAATTATCTCTACAATACAATAGAAATTTCTTTATTTGTCATAGTAATTCAACATCGCGACCTACATATTGGAACAATATTTTAAATAAATTCAAGGCAAATATAATAGATCAACATGAATATAATACGTATAGAGGGCACTCGACAATTTACAATTGGGCAATGACACGATTTGAATATAGAGAAATCATTTTAAACGATGATGTTAAATCATATTGTATCGACGGGTATTATCAAAGCTATAGATATTTTAATAAATCTGATTTCAAACCAATGCTAGATTTAAATACGAGTAGTGATATTTTACACAATATAAAATCCAATGATGTTGCTTTACATATTCGAAGGACAGATTATACCAAAAATAACTTCCATAAAGTATTATCGATTAATTATTACTATAATGCCTTAAAAGAGTTGTCAACTAAAGTTGAATTGAATAAAATATATGTATTTTCTGACGACATGAAATGGTGTAAAGAAAATGTAACGTATAAAAATGTTTCAATAGAATATGTAAATTTGAAAAGCGAAATAGATGAGTTTATTTTTATGCATACATTTGACAATATTATCATGGCCAATTCCAGTTTTAGTTGGTGGGCTGCTTACTTAAGTAATGGTAAAAATATTTATACCCCCTATAATTGGTTCACCAATGGATGTCATTTAAATATTAAAGACCTACAACCTACTTCATGGAATAAAATAGACGATGATTTACCTTTACAAAAAACATTTAATAGTAACGAGTTTAATGTGATTAGTTTTGGATCGGCATGCTGTATGGTACAAAATATACACGATAATTTATATGGTAATTTAGGACCTTTGTATAGACAACCTGACAACGCAACTAATTTTTTTGATTGGATCATTGTAGATTTTAAATCAATTGCTTATATATTCGCCAATTTGAAATATAGAGATCAGTCGTTTTTAAATATAGAAAATTTCACATTGAATGATAATAAAGCCACACCAAGCGAATTAATTGGAGGATGGAGTTCTGTATATAGAAAAATAGAACATATAGATCAAACCATGATTTTTCTACACGATGTTCGAAAGGAAAATAGCAGCGTACCAAAGGAGTTTCTTGATAAATATAGGCGTAGATTTGAAAGAATATACAACAAAATATTGGAAAATAGTACAATACATTTTACGCATTGTTTTGATTTCCAATGGTTAGATCCGTATTTTCCTACTATACGCGAGATTGACACTGTATTTGACGCATGTAACTTAATTAACCCAATATGTAATGTGAATATACATTTATTGGTTCACCCCAAGTATAATACAGAAGTCAATAGAGAGATTTTTAATAATTACGAAAAAATTAAAAATGTTCATGTGTTTTATTTGAAAGATAAAGGATTTCACGCCGACTGGAAAGCGAATAATTTAACATTTAGTGAATTGTTTATTAAATAATATGTTTAATATGAGTAGATTCAAATTTATATATTTTTATGTTGTCATTTATTATATATAAAATATTACAATATGAGAATATCTAAATTTATATTTTTTTATTCTGACATTTATTATTTTTATAACACGCATATAAATGAAAATTTAAATAATATTTTTGATGTTGAAGGAATTAAAATAGATGATTTAATTCCCAAACAAGGACATACATTTGGCGGCGGTGTTTCAATTAAAATCGAATTAATTATAAATAAAATCAAAGAGAATATGAATAAACACATCATATTCAGTGACGCAACTATTTTTATAAATAAAAATAAAGTAGATGAAATATATGATTTATTTAGCAATTATCTATCATATGATATGTGTTTTGCAGATAATAATATCAATTCAGAATATAATATAGGGATTATATTAATATATTGTTGTGATAAAACACTGTCGTTTTTTGAAACTGTTTTAGAACGATTAGAAAAAAATAAAGGTTGGGATCAAAATGTTATCAATCAGTTGATTAATAGTACGGATAAAAAATATTTAAGTATAACAAAATTTCCGATAAATAAAATCTATTGTGGTAGATCATTACCAAATGATATCATAGATGAGTTTTTAATTTTTAAATCGTTTATTTCACATAGTAGCTATGCCAATCATAATTATAATCAAAGAATTCGAATTTTTAAAAAATCTGGATTAATAAGTGAAGATGAATATAAGTCGTTACTTAGATAGTGTAAATGAATCAAACACATTACACAATATTTTTTACTAGTTAGTCATAACATAGAATATATTTCCTATTATCACGAATATATTCTATTCAATCGAGTTCATATCCCATGGTATATTATCCGGAAAAATTATTGAACCAAAACTAAATTTTGATGGAAATTTACTGGTTTTAAAATGAAACATTATCCCAGAATTTACAATCTTTATCTTGTTAAAACCGTTACGTGATATGTATGGAAAATTGGATTCACATTCGTAGTATTTCTTTCTATCTTCTTCGTTTTCAATTATACTTTTATTATTACGCCCACAATGAACAGATAACCCGTTTATATTTGAAACTTTATATAGAGATTTTCTTCGGCCAATATCTAGTTTGGCATTGTCTTCAATATAAAATTTCAGAGGAAAACATTCTGGGATTGTATCATCCATTCGTTTACACCAACAATTACGAAATTCTATTTGATCAATGTTATCATTCGAACTTATTTTATTAAGGATTGTCTTGTTATGAAAATATAAGTATTCATCTAAATCGCAAAAAATCATATATTCACTAATATTCTTACCGTATTTATATAACGCGTGTTGGATTTGTCCCATTTGGGCAAAATGTAGGCGATTACCATATGGAGACCAATAATTAAAACACCATTCATGTAATGTGACATTTGGTTTATTTAATATATCTTTAACGGCATCCGTTAAAATGCCATTATAATACATATAAAAGTGTTCAACTCCTTGTTTTGTATAATAATCATACCACATTGGGAATAGCTCATAATCGCCTTGAAAACAGGTGGTTATAGTTAATTTATATTTGTTCTGCATATCACCATTTATATTATTTAATAATAATGTTTTACACACGTTATCGTAGTTAACTGTTACTTGAATATGGCTATCTATATAATTACAATCAAATATAAAGACTCTATAACTTTCCGAATAACAATCTTTTATTATCATACTTTTTATCTTTAATTCGTTGTCATTTATAGAAACAGAAATTTTATCTATTGGTATAGCTGGTTTGGGAGAAGAACCTATTATAATCAGCTCTTTATTTTTTACAAACATGTCAAAGATCATTGTGCGATCTTGGTTGTCTGTTATAGTGGCATGATTAGTAACTAACATCATAATTATATGATATGATATGATATAATATTATACCATTATATTATCTATTCCTAAATAATTTCATTATTACAATAAAACTACTTAAAATATATAGCGCATTATTTACTATATTACATGCGGATTACAAAACATATCTCCTTTTTTTATATAGAAAATAGGATATTATATGTAAATAAAATATTAGACGAAACAAATAAGTATGAGCTAGTTACAGATGTGTTTATTCATACAAATAACGATGGATTAACTAAAGAAACGTTTAATGACTATTCCAACGGTTCTTTAAGTATAATATATCACGACTTATCTAAGATCCATCCCTTTTATTTAACCTGGAAATGTAGAGAATTATTAAAAGAACAAAAAGACATGTATGATATATTTATATATACTGAAGATGACATGTTAATCCCATATAACGCAATTAAGTATTGGCTAAAATATAATAGACAATTAATAGACCATAATTATAATTTAGGTTTTTTAAGAATTGAAGTTGAAAATAACAATGAGTATGTAACGGATCTACCTAGAAAAAAATTTAATTCTAGACTACTTTTGGACGAGGAACATTATTGTATAAATAATATAAATCCATACTGTGCTATATGGATATATAACAAAGATGAATTTAATAACTTTGTAGATAGCAAATACTATGATATTAAAAACATCCCTGGATATGAAATTAGAGAAAGAAGTGCGATTGGACTACATGGAGCTAGTAATTACTGGTATAAAGGAACCCTAATTCCAATTATTAATAATAAATTAATAAGCGACTGTAGAATATATCACATGCCAAATAACTATGTTATTAATAAACGCAATCACTGGGCTACAATTCTCTTTGATGATAGTCTACAATTGTAATAGTCCATTCATTTAATATATTATATATATATTAAATGAATTATAATGTAAAGTATTGCTAAAAATATTTATTGTTACCCAAAGCGTGTATGTTAGATTCGCCAGTTAATAATTTTAATAGTTTTCCACTTAGAATAATGAGATGTTGTACCATCATCCATTTCAATCAAAATTTCTTTATAAACTTGCTTATTCGGGTTGTTTGGTATTAAGTTACATATGGAAAAGTGACCATCCCCTTTAAAATTATGTAATTTTACATAACTATTATATATTAATTTACATCTATCGTGATCAGCCATATACCCTCCTGGTATAACCATGGTTCCATTTTTTACATAATCAAACAAAGCATCTGTAACGTCAAAATACCCCCCTGGATGAGTAATTGGCTTCATACTAGGCCATTCAATAGGGTTTTCAGGTAGTCCGAACAATATTTTTTTTATTTTGTTTATACTATAGTCTATAGTAATCGTTTCTGGTTTATTGTAATCGTCGTTCATTATATTTTAATCTAATATTTTTTTTCCATACTTCGTAAAAATTTTGTTTACATGGTAAATATGTTTTTACATAGTTATCGCCTTCTTTTTGATACACGCATTTTAAATTGTTTTTCTTAAATATATCATCTACATATGTTTTATGATTTAAATCAGTAAAATCATTTTCAATAATAATAGTATGTATATCTTTTAAAATGTTTTCATTATCAAGTAATATATAATACAACGCTCCTTCACAATCACAAACCAATGTGTCAAACTGATATTGATACTTATGTTTTAAGTTGTCAAAACTAATAGTATCTACTTCTTCTGACCCTGGTTTATATTCGCTAAAAGTATTCCATTTTGAGGACCATAATCTTTTTTCTGATATCGCAAGACATTCCGTATTAAAATTTAAATTATTGTTGTTTTTATTTTCCATTAACTGCTCGTATATTTTTTTACTAGGTTCTATTACAACCAATCTAGTTGGATCATCTAGTAATAAGCTTATTATCATAGAATTACGACCAATATTTCCTCCTAATTCAAGTACACAACTATTAGATTTAATATAATTTATAGATAATATTTGTTCTTGGTATTCGTCATTCCAAATACCATGTTTTAACTTTAACTTATTTTGTAAGGTAGTCAGTTTGTTTTGTAATTCTGGTATATTCAAGTTATCTTTGTTAGAATCAACTAAATTTAACCTCTCTTTATCATTTTCAACTAATTGTAATTTCATTTTATTATTAATATATTCCTTTTCTTTTTGAATCAGTGAATTATCAATACTCGTATTTGTAACTTGATTTTCGTGATGAAGATTTACCATATATGCCTTATCATTAGCATTAGTATGTAATATTATAGGCTCATTGTATTTCTGTCGTATTCTACTATATAACTCAGAATCCATAAACCATTTTAATTTTTCGTCAAATCTCTCGGTAACTGAACTATGTATTGTTAAACAGCTTGGACATCCAATTCTGTTACAAAATACCATATTATCACTAAATTTTGGATGGTGTAGATTATAAAAATCTTTATAATTCTTAGTGTGAATATAACTATGTACTAGCCACTTTTTATCAGGGTTCGATTGAAATTGATTAACTATGTTTGATATAGCACTCTCATTATATAAATAATCGTCCATAAAAAGTATTTTAATATATTCACCATTACAATATTTTATAGCATTATTTGTATTGTGTGAACTATTTCCTTTCTCTTCTGGATTATGTATATACCTGATCGGATATTTAAAGTAAATAGTTGGACATGTATTGAATTTTTCGCATATTTTTTTTATTTTATCATCAGATGAATGATCTGAAATAATAACTTCGATATTATAGTAATCTTGTTTATGTATATATTCTAAATTATGTCTTAGTAAGCTGCTACCTTTACCGTTTGCTTCATATGTGGAAATGGCAATAGATACCAATGGTTCATTTAGTTTATATTCTCCAGTGTAGTGATGTAAGTCGGGTAATTTAAGATTATTTATATTATGTTTGGTAATTGCGTAGTTTGTATCAATATAGATGAATCCATCACTTACCTCAAATGTTTTAAATTTTGCGTATTTTTTAATATTGCTAAAAATGAAGTTTCTTTCAATCGAATCAGAAAATAGGTAAGCAGCCCAACATAATGTACTTGTATCCCATATTAAATTTTTACAATTTACCATTGTCATAAAATCGCTTTCTACACTATCTGTAATTAGATTGGCTATATTGTATTTATTAGATATTTCATCTACAATTGGATTTTTTGGCAATCCGTATACAATAGCAATATCTTTCCCCAGATCAAAATTATTAAAAATATAATCATAATACATTATATTTGGCTGTAAATAATAATCGGATCCGGTATTATATTGGCTTCTGATGTGTATGACAGTATCATAATAAGAATTATATTTATTAAAATCAATATGTTCTTTAATAAATTTTTTAAATATTTCTTTTAATTCGTTATTTCTAATATCAGGATCTTTTCCGTAAAATATATAAGGAGATACAAAACCACGATTTACCAAACAATTCATTTTTACATAAAAATCTGAGTATTTAAATATATCATATTTAAAATCAAAATTCACAACTTTATTAGAGTTGTGATTTATAAATATTGTATATAATAAATGAATCATCTGATTACCAAATCCACCAGTTGAAAAAATCTTATAATTAGTTACTTCATTGCTTATGGAATTATAAATGTCACCATAAGTACCATTGATTATATTAAACATATCTTTATTTTTTGAATAAATCTGCGTCCAAACGCATTGATCACTAGTCAACATTAAATTATTAGCCTTATTTTTAACATGATTCATTAAATAGTTTAATTGAGAATCATATAAATTCAAGAATTTATTAATTACAGTATAATGAAGTATAAAACCACTTCCACTAATATGATGATAATATGATGTATCCTTAAAAATATTATTGGCGTAATCATCTAAATATTGAATTACATCCGTATTTGATCTACACTTCGGAAGATGTGTGAAATTACAATTAAACTTACTTTCGTTTAATAAATAATAATTTGTTAATCTTAAAGATGTATTTATAGATTTTCTATATATTGGTATACCAGCATCCATCCAACCATACCATTTATATTCTGGATATAATATATTACACTCATTTACAAGGTACATTTTTTCAGCCCATATTTTTGCCAACTCCGCTGATTTTACATCAGGTAATTTATGATAATTTATATCACTCCAATTAAATTTGTTTACTCTGAAATTAATGATCTCCTTTTTAATGTAAAAAGTTTTATATTTACATTTGGACCGTATAGTTTTAATTTTATTTAAAATTTCATTGTTATCATAAATAAAGCATACATCGTTATTTATTTGTAAAGTATTGGTAATCCATGAGTCATAACAGTCGTTTCCAGAATATTTATGGTCTTTAATTTTCCAAAAACCAGTTACAATTAAAATGTCGTCGTGTCTACGTGTAATTTGATATTGTAAACATTTTTTTTCAAGTATATTGTTAGTAAGAGCAATATTATTACTATTATCCGTATTCATATTACTTTCTATATTAATGTCTATAGTAGATTTAATATTATTACACATTGATTGATTGGAAACCAAATTATGTTTACATATATAAACATTATTAATCGTTTTTAGATAATCTATACATTGTCTTATATAGCCATCTGCTGCACCTCTAATTGGAAACAGGTTTTGTTGTAAATTAAATGCGGTTTTATTTGTAATAGCATAACAACTGGTCTCGGAAAGTCCAGTATTTATTTTATTAAAATAATTATTATAAATAGTATTATGTACGCGATTCAAATGTTTGTTATGAGCCATATATAACATATCATAATCTTGAGGAATGTTACATTGGATATCTATAAATAGGTTAGCAAAGTCGTTACATAATAGAAAATCGTCTTCAATTATTAAAGCGTTACTGATATTATTATTAATGATATGCTCATAAGCCTTACTATGCGACCAAGCACAAGCGATTCTTCCTGTTTTCATCATATCATTGTGTCCATTTCCACCACACCAACATTTCTTTGGATCTTTACAATAATCATTGCCTGGATATCCGATTAGATTATTTTGTCTTAGATATTCTAGATTTATGTTGTCTTTATCTACCGCGTCTATAATAATAACATTGTTTAAAAGTCCGATTTGATTTAATATATTTTTCTTTCTATCGACAAGGCGATTCAAATGAATAATATAAACACGTTCAAAAAAGGATGTTTTTAAATTTTTAAATTTTTCTTTATACGAATATGAATTATTTACAGTATTATCTATTGTATTCATTATATGTGTTTTAATTCCCACCCATGAACGAGGGAAACCATTATTAACTCTGTGTTGAAAATATTCGGTTTCATTATTAAATAAGATATCAGGTTTAATATATTGAGATGATTTAGACCAGTGTACTTTAGAATCATTTGGCAATTTCCAATAACATCCTTTGTCATTTACTGTACCACTAATTTTATTGTCATTTGTATTGTCATTTGTATTGTCATTTGTAATGTCATTTGTATTGTCATTTACTGTACCACTAATTTTATTGTCATTTGATGATATGTAATTTGGAGAGTTGGTTGTCGGAGAGTTGGTTGTCGGAGAGTTGGTTGTCGGAGAATTGGCGATTGGAGAGGTGTCTATTAAATGTTTATCAACGGGAGGTTTGGATTCAATATGTTTATTAATAACAATACCATCTAAAATGTTGATTTGACTCCAATTTTGCGGATAACCGTGATCTGAACGATGATTATAAAATTCACCTTCACTTGAAAATATAACATCAGTTGCAATATTAATTGTACTATCTGACCAATATACAGAGGATGAGTTTGATTTTTTCCAATAACATCCGTGTTTACCATGTAAATGCTTTAATTTATTTTCTGGAAAATCATCTATCCTATATTGTTTCCCGATAAACTCTGGAACAGATGGTATTTCAATATCTGAATCGTAAACACGTCTACCTTGATTTGAAATATGAGCAGTTACATCATTTTTCAATAAATCCCACAAATATTTATTTAGAAATTCTTGGTCTACATTATAAGGTCGCTCATTATAAAGTGAAATGTTGTTTTTTATAATATCTTCTACTTTATCAAATTTATACCTAGAATGAAATAAGGTATTATTAATACCGAACATTCCTCCCATTATACAATGCATATGACATCTATGATCTCTTATAGAATGGAGTGTCTTTCCGGACTCCTCCCACTGTTTAACTAATTTTGCCTCTCTCTCACTTAATCGTGAATCTGCATCACGAGAAATCCAAATAGTCACGTCCTTATCATTTAATGGCATCCACCTCCAAAACATCCCCTCCCAATTCATTTTGTTTTTCCCTAAATTTTCTTTTAAAATACATTCGGCATTTAAATTTTTAAATTCGTCAATATATTTTTCAGGAACAGTAGAATTATAATAAATTCGAACTATCCATGAAGGAAAATATTGACTAGCTAATAATATATTTTCCTTCATACCCAATATATACGTAGCATTTGTTCCATACAAACAAAAACTTATTACCTTTTTCATAATAATAATTATAAATAATTACTATAATATAATTATTTATAATGAACCAATTGTATTTTAAATAATAGTCCATGTCTTCAATGGTTTGTGCCACCATCTAATCAAATTATTCGCAATGACTTTATTTTTATTAATCAGTGAAGCAGAATAACAAAAAGAACTTTTAGACATGATTAATACATCAGCTATGACTATCATATGAAATGTTTGTTGAATATCTATACTTAAATGTAATTTAATCTCAGGATAAACATCAGTAATTTCTTTGAATAATTCGGGTTCTCCTTCGGATAATATATGAATTTCATAATCGGCTATATTATCAGTTTCATCATTCCCTATATTTTCTATTGTCTTGCGAAGCAAATTAATATAATCCTGATTAGATGACCACCTGGATGGATATTTAGCTGCGTTTACATCACCACGTCGTAAATGTAATACGATATTCTTTTTTGATGTATCATAATTCGGAATATCTGGCTTTGATTTTGAATGGTATATTTCACGCAGAATTGTTAACACTTTGTCATTGTAAAAGAATTCAGGCGAAACACTCCCATGAACAAAATATCCTTCTTGAACTCCAATAACTAATGAATTTTCATAATTTGAAATTTGTTGTATAGTATCATATTTTGATTCTATATTTATAAAATCATTCATACTTTGAGGAAATTTCGGATTGTTCGCATCATTATGTTGCATCCTTGTAAACGGACTATGAACATAACGGGAATTATTATATACACAATAGGCTATCAAAGAAAAGCAAGCATGTAATTGTGACCCAAATCCGTCTGTTTTATTAACAATCGTATATATATTTTGAGTTAAATGTTCTGATTTTCCAAATAATGAATATGGTGACCAGAACACATGCCAACTAACTGGATGTCCTCCATTATACTTGTATTTAAACCAAGGATATACACTATCATTAAGTGGCTGAAGACGACAATATTGAACATTTTTATTCGACATATTACAGTAATTAAAATGCGACTTATTTTCATTATATCGCAAATATTGTATATAATGTGACAGAGTACTTGTAGTTGTACCAACAAATTCCTTTCCTTTTACGCATAACAATAGTTCAATTAAAGCAGTGGCGACAGCATTATTTTTACATTTCTTAAAATCATGACTAATCATTGGACTATTCTGTAAAACAGTATCTATATAACCATTTGTTAGATCATTATCAATGTATACCACCTTGTATTTTTTCATATTTTCAATAAATTTCTTATTGGATTTGTTGTCAATCATACAATATACTGTAGGACGAATCATATTTGTAATATGACCATCTATGTATTCATTTAAATTTTTCAATATGGTATCGTTAAAACGATTCACAAAATTGGCATCTTTATGTCTATCGCCAAATCTTAGGTGACAGAATAGGTCAAAGGAATTTTTATTTTTATTGTCTGATAAATTAGCATATAGATTATTGGCACATTCTTGAATGAATGTGTTGATTTTTAATGATTCGCATATATGCTTCATTAACATGTAGTTTTCCAGTGTAGTATAAAAATTATAAAAACATCTGCTAGCAGATGATTGAGTAATATACCAATATTCATATTCTTGATTTTCATCAAACATGGTGGTTGTTTTTTGTCTAGAATGTATAAATTCTGATATATCCTTTTTATTTTCTTCAATGTCCAATTCTTTATCCACAAACACCAAATTGTTAAAACTACATGGGTATTTAATCTCTTTACATATCTCTTGATTAGATGTAATATTGGTTATTGATTGTGGAGTCGCTTTATAGTGAACTTCGAAACCATTGGGTAAGTAAGTTAAAAAATCGCTTGTAAAATAATTTAAAAAATATCCATAGTCCCATGAAGAATGACCACAATGACATAGAGGATGTGGTATTAATAATATTAATTTTCGCTTACTAATATTGGCCATATAAATGGCTGTTTCTAATGAAAATAATTGGTTACAAAACCCAACACCACTAAATAATTTGTATATGATAGATTTCATCTCTAAATATATGATACCTAAATAATAAATCCCGCGATATAATACGGATTAAATACTTCTATAATGAAGCAGAACGATGTGGTAATATTCACCATCGAATTTTTCTCTGAAATGAAGATGATCTGTACCATTAAACATCATAAGACCACCTGGTGCACAGTCACATTCAATACATTCTTCTTTTGGAGGAGTATAGTTAACACGACCTTGGTGCTTCGTTGATTGTTTTTTTGTATGAAAATAGATTGGCCAATTTACACCAGTCTGTTTATTAATAACATAAGATGCTGTATATTCACAGTCTGCACGGTCAGTATGTGTTGGTAAATCAGAATCTTTGACATAGCAAGATAAATAGGTATATGTGGGTTGTAATGGTTTTCCGACTATATGTTCAAGGAGTGGTAACATTTCGTAATGTAATAATCTAGACATGGGTTCATTGTGTGCTTTATACCGTTTAGCCTGTCTGTCTCCTAATAAGAATACTCCTTTGTCAATTGTTGTGCTGTAATATTCTTGTAATAAAGATAATGTTTTTGGTTTAATGGTATTTTCAAGCACAATTGGATGATATTCATCAAATACATGTTTTTTATCAAATAAATTCATATTCAATGCAGTATTACTGTCATTTCTATTAGAAATATCAACAATGTTCGAACCTTCGCCGATATTGTATGTGATAGTTTCAACATTTTTCCTAGAATCTATATATTTCAAAACACATTTCTCAAAAAATGAAAAATCACCCTTAAACAAATATTTGAAACTCTTATGTTCACGCCATGATTGAGTTATCGTTCTTTTTTCAAACATATTCAATACTTCCTCGTATGTTTTCTGAAAATCTTCTTTAATCAAGTCCACTGTATTAGTACTATTAATACTATTAGTACTATTATTAGTATCATATTTGTCGTTATTACTGTCAATAATGTTGTGGATAATCCTATTATTTATTTTTTCAAATACATGATCTGGTAATGACATCATATTATTACCTTTTGCATCTTTTTCACGAATATAAATATTTAATATATAAGATTCCTTTTCATTACTATTTTTTATAGTATGTTCCATATTCTCATCTACATCACGAATTGAATCATCTTTTATATTGTCGTAAAGTAATAATGTTCCTGGTGGAACTAGTATATTTTTACTCGTTTTTAGAAAACAATATTCTAATGTATTATTTAATGATATAGATAATGTAAATATTCGCTGGCCTAGTTTACTCGTATTTTTCTTACCAACTTCTGAATCTAGATTATATGCATCTGTAAATGGTCCATGGTGTTGATGTGGTAAATATTTAAATATATTCATATTTTCAAAATAATCGGAATTTATATTGGTATATTCTTCTAATTTCTGTATTAATTCTGGAAAATCTATTTTTTTTAGCCAACAATTTGCGTACTTTTGACTAGACAATGTATTAAACTCACATTTATTAATTATTTTTTCACATTCTGAACTAAATATAAAATTGGATGAGGTGTATATATTTTTCTCATCATTTTCTTTCGACATATTTGGTGGTAATTTTAATATGTTATTGTATTTATACTTTGGTATAGAGTCATTCAAACTATCAACTTGTACAACAGTTACATCACTTGTTTTTTCATGTTCGTTATTGGATAAATCACTATCTAATCCATGATTTGTCTTATAATAATCTGGGTTGAATTCAGAATATAATTTTTTTGCGTGAGATTCTTTGAACCAAAGATTAAATGCGTATTTTTCTCCTTTTATTACAGGCATACTAGCATGTTCAGACAATGGATGTTTTATATTCGAATTGGTGTATGTATTTTCAAAAACTAATAATTTCCCCTTTTCCGCATTAACATCTACATTTATCTGATTCAAACATGTAGAGCCACCCTCTTCTACATCATTTAAATACACTAGTGCTGTTTTTATTCTGGCACCACCATATTTCATACAACGCAATGTTTTTTCGGAACCGTCGTGTTCCCAGCTATCATGGTGTCTTCTATATTCACCACTTATACCATAATAAATGACTTGAAATGCTTCTGCATTCTCTAATGGAATACCAACTACTTTTGCGATTTTATCACCAATTTGTTTTGTAATTTTATCGTGGTTATGCTGTATCCATGCATTTTTACTAGTTCTACCCTTTGATATAGTGCCTCTTTTATTATCACTAACCAAACTATCTTTCATCGTAGGCTTTGATATAGTAATCATATGTTGACATTCTTCATCTGTTATAAAATTATCAATTGTAAATACTGATGGCGATTCGTTCAATGTATTTATATTTGATTCAGGTATTGTTTCATCTATATCATTGTCGATTTCCACTACTTCAATCCGCGTCATGATTATAAATATATTCATTTGTTCTGTTTATATTGTTATAAATAGTATAAATAATTATAGATGTTATCTATAATTCTGTGAAAATGGCGTATTAAATTACCGCGGGTGTAAACAGTATCATGTTTCTATTAAGCACATTATATCCGTATGTTCATAAGAGAAAATAATTCATTTATATTATAAAAATAAAAATGAATAAGTTATTTAAAGTCACAGAATCGCTTAATAACTATTTAAACTTTTGGTATAAGGATTCTCTTTGAATGCAGTTAAGATATCAGGATTGATACGCTCACAAGTATGACAATTATCATTGTATTGGGGAACATTGATTTTTCCAAATGTTTCAACAGAAGGAATTGCACTATTAATGGTGCTATTACTGTTTCTAACCCACATACGGTTATTGTCTCTATCTGTGTCATTTTTATCAATCTTCATCTGTTGTTCATGATTCAACATTGCCATACCTCCCTGATTGGGTCTGTTCTTGTGAGTTTTATTCACATTGTTTCTTTGATTGTATGCAGCATTATATAAAGCTACACCACTATTGGTCCCACCATCGCCATAATATTGGCAATTTGTTGTATCACGCTCCTGAACAACCGTCTGTTGTTCACTTACTGTATATGCACCATCTTTTTGCCCCTGGACATTTAAATGGTTATTATCTAATTTTCCTTCTGTTGTTTCTCTCACAGTTGTTGGTGCGCGATCTGCTGGGTTATATACACGAGGTGCATGAACAGTGGATTGGACATTTCCGCTAGGATTTGGATTACCAATCACATTCTCTTTTCGAGACGGTCTTAGAATATCCAATAATGGGGCAATTGCAGCACGCATAAAACCATGAACACCACCCATTTCAGGAGCCTTGGTTGTGGAACGCCCATTGGGTAGGCTTTTATATCCATTTCTACCATAATCGGCACTATTTGCACTACCTGTACCTTTTGCATTTGCGTTTAAAACTGGGTTTGCCTCCAATTCAGGTCTCTTGGGTTGTTCGTGGTTACCTGGAGTATACATTTGAGTACCACCTGTATTAGAATCGCCACCATAGTAGGATTGAGATGTTGACGCACGATTTCCATCTTTATCCACTTGAATCGCTCTCGCAGTTTGTCCTTTTTCTAGACCAGTTGTCGTCAGCCATCTGTCAGGGGTATTGATAAAATAAGTATCAGGTAAATGTTTTTCTACTTTACCCTGTGTGTGTTGGTTGGCCGATTCCTTAATATAATAACTAGCCGGACCTTGATGGTTTTCTAAACTATATGTTAGCTTAGGATTGGTTGCTACGCGCAATTGATCCACATTTCTGTCAGTCCATTTGTCACGCGCAGCCATTCCTGAATTATAGCCAAGTTCACCTTCAGTACCGTAACCTGCGTCTAATGCTGGACCAACTTGTTGTTCATCCCACATTTTAACATTGGACATTTTTGATCCAGGTATAACACGAGACTGATAAAAATCGGTTTGGTTTGGGGCTCCATGAGCATAGCGCATATCCTTTTGAGGCTTAAACAGGGGTGCCTGTTCTTGTTTTCTAATATGTTGACTACCAGAACCAATCATACTATCTAAAACAGTCTCTGATATGTTTGGGTCTTGGGCACTACCCAATACCTTTGACCCGAAGAATGGAGCCATATTATTGTGTTTAAAATCGGTCTTGCTTACAGTATTACCACTTAAACTCTTAAAATCATTGGTCTTTGACATGTTACCAAATTGATCAGGTCCGTTTTTATATTTTTGATAGACAGACGGTTTGAAATAACGGTCTGTTACAGTATTAGGGTCGCGATATTTATTTGGGTTTGTGTTTTTTACAGGGGTTGTTGTTGGATAATTAATTGGTAGTGGGTCATTATTTGGTAATGAATTATGATTTTTTCCCATACTTTCATATCCTTCTTTTTTATTATCTTGATTCGATGCTACAAATAATCCACCTAATGCGATTAGAGGAACAGCTAACTCCATTTATATATATGCAATATATTTTTTATAACTAAATATATTTCATAGTATTGAATGTTGCAGCGAATTATATAAAATGTAGGGGTGATATGAATAATTATAATTATAAAGTAGTTGCTGTTGTAGATTGAGATACTTGGGCAGAAGGTGATATACTGCCATTATAGGATGGAATGTGAGGAGCCTTGGCTACAAAATTATCTTTTTCTAAAATTCGAGTGTCCAAGTTATTTTGAAATGGAATACATGTGTTTTCTTGTGGATCTAAGGGCAAGATTGACCAATTTGCTTGTTCTAAATCTCTATACCACCAAGCAGGATTTGTTACTCTCGACTGTTCTGTAAATGGATTACATGAAGAATATTTTATTGGTTCACTTTTTACTTCATGTTTCATGAAATTATTCATATTGTTACAATCTTTTGTTAAATGCCGGGTTAATCCCATTAAATCACTCTCTAAATTAGTCGTATTTGTCCGTAAGTTCGCACCCCATTCACTCATTCTAACATGCGGGTCGTCCATAAAACAAGGNCTATCACCCCANCCAGGTTTGTTCATCATATATCTTCCTGGNCCACTGCTTTCTTGTAATTGTTTTTTTATTCTACATGGATCATCATGAAATCTAGTAAATGCCATTTTAATATATATATAACACATAATAAATTAAATTGTTAATGTTCTAAATTATATATTAATTTGTCATTTACTTAAAACGAAAATGGCTATTATATAAATATATATCATGTCAAGGTACCCTATGGTGATATTATTTCGACATAACAATTATTCTGAGATAGACAATTTTATAGAAAGTAATAAGGATTCGCTCATGTGTACTATTTATACAACTTCAGATATTGATGATTTAAATAAATTATTCAATCCGAACTATCATTTATTAGTCACCTATGGCAAAACATACAACGAATATGACTACATTTCGTCAAAAATTCCAGATCGATTTTCCAGTCGTTGGTTTCATAAAACTGATATATCGAATATTCACGAATTCAATCATAATGTAAATTATTGTTACACAACCAATATTATTAACAGTAGAGAGAAAACCCGTCCTATCTTCTCCATTTTCACAACCTGTTTTAAAAGCTATGATTATATAGATACTGCTTACGAATCCATCAAAAAGCAATCTCTTATTGACTGGGAATGGGTCATTATGGATGACACACCAGAAGATGAACATTTTATATTTCTAAAGAACAAACTATCTTCTGACAATCGTGTGAGATTGTATAAGAGAGATGAGAATAGTGGGAATATTGGAAATGTAAAGAATGAGGTAATTTCTCTCTGTCGAGGTAAATATATTCTTGAAATGGATCATGATGATGAGATACTCATTGATTGTCTTCGCGATGCCTATGACATCTTTCAAACAGACGATCAGATTGGATTTGTCTATGGTGACACTATTCACTTATATCGTAATGGGCAAAATTTCAAATATAGCGATTTTATTTGCAAAGGCTATGGTGGATATTATAGTGAAAAAATCAAGGGTGAATGGGTATATGTTTACAATACACCAAATATTAATAATATTACTTTGAGCCATCTTGTTTGTTTGCCGAATCATCCACGCATCTGGAATCGTGCCGTCTTGATGGAACTAGAAAGTTATTCAGAATTCTTGCCTATTTGTGACGATTATGAGATTCTTCTTAGAACCTGTTGTAGCAAATACAAAGTTGCTAAAAACAACAAGGCACAATATATTCAATACATGAATGATGGTGGTAATAATTTCTCTAATATTCGAAACAGTGAAATCAATCGTCTCGGTCCCAAGTATATTAGTCCCATGTTTTACAAAAAATATGGGGTTCATGATAAAATGAAAGAATTGGATGCATATGAAGATGAAAAGTATATAGAAATTCATTCTCCCATTTGGAAGAGAGGAGAGAAATACCAACATAAAAAAATGAACCAACGGATCAATTTGAATTATGACAAACAATATTGTATAATCAATGACGCCATAAATGATATGAATATTATAGAGAGATTAAAAAAACTATATACAAATGATCGCAATGATTTCCTATTGTTAAGTAATTGTATGACACACGAAGAATTGTATCAGAAATTAGAGTCACATGGTTTTGACAGGATGAAATGTTATTCTTTTACTGATTGTTCAGAAGACGAATTGACCAACTATTTCAAAATGGTATATGCGAATGATAATTGTGAACATGAGATTATAGATAACAATAATACTGTTATAGATTCTATGGATTTTATGGATTCTATGAAAACCTTGAAATTAAATTACAATAAAAATACGTCTGAATTATGTGAAATTGGAAAAAAATATGATACAGATAAATCGTCACAAAGAAATAATGTTACTACCGTTAGACATTGCCACCCATATACATTATTTTATGACGGATTATTTAAAAACAAGAAACATGCCAATTTAAAAATAGCAGAATTGGGTATATTAGACGGTAGTTCACTGCTTATGTGGAAAGAATATTTTACAAATGCTGAAATTTATGGTTTTGAATATAACAACGATTTAATAACCAAATTTAAAAATAATTTTAACAATGACAGAATTGTCCTTGCAAATATAGATGTAACCAATAAAAATAGTATCGTAACAAAATTCAACGAATTGAATACATTTTATGATGTTATAATTGATGATACTACACATCAGTTTGAAGATCAAATACGAGTAATTGAAAATACATATCAATATTTAAAGCCTGGTGGAATATTTATTATTGAAGATATATTTAAAGCATACAATGAAATGGATTATATTAATAGATTAAAACCAATTTTACATCATTTTCAAGATTTCTATTTTATAGAACTAGATCATAATAATAAAAACTCAACTGGATGGAATAATGATAAATTATTCATTTTGATAAAGGGTGACGACGAGCCAATATTTAAAAATACTAATAAAATAACAATAATAACTCCTTCATATCGGACCGATAATTTATTATCTGTCAAAAATAGTATAGATTTTGATTATGTCCATGAATGGATCATTGTATATGATGGTAGTAAAATTACAGAAAACCCAAACATGTTTATACATGAAAATAACGATAAAATCAAAGAATATGTTTATAAAGGCGATGGTATATCAGGTAACCCACAACGAAACTATGCATTAACAAAAATTACAAATAAAGAAACATTTCTATATTATCTTGATGACGATAATATAATTCATCCAACATTTTATAAACTGTTAAATTTATTAGACACTAATAAAATATATACTTTTAATCAGGAAAATAGATTGAAAGGAAATAACATAAATGTTCGTCATATTGATACTGCAATGTGTGTTGTTCATTATAATTTATGTCAAAATATAGAATGGATTAATGATAAATACGACGCGGATGGTTATTATATAAAGAGTTGCTACGATAAAAATAAAGACAAACATATATATATTGATAACGATATGTGCTATTATAACAAACTTGGTATAGGAGATAATCCATAACTATTTATTTCAAATTAAATTTAAATCATATAATTATTTAAACCCAAATTTTAAATAATTGTATAATGATAGATATTGTCAATCAAAATGATAAAACAATCTGTTTAAATATGATTGTCAAGAACGAATCCCATATAATAGCATCTACCTTGAAAAATATATTGGAACATATAAAGATTGATTATTGGGTAATATCTGATACTGGTTCTACCGACGATACAGTGGATATTATTCAAGACTTTTTTAAGGAACGAGGGATATCTGGTGAAATGTTTCACAATGACTGGAAAGATTTTGGACATAATCGAACAAAAGCCCTAGAACACGCGTACGATAAATCGGATTACTTGTTCATTTTCGATGCAGACGATTTGATTCACGGAGATATACCGTTACCGTCATTGTTTGCCAAAGACTTATATAATGTATCCTTTGGCAATCCAGTGTCATATCATAGACCTATATTGATTTCGAATAGAATGAAATGGAAATATGTTGGTGTATTACATGAATCATTAGTTCAGATTGATCCAATAAAATCAGATGCTTATTTGTTAGGAAATTATCATATTGAATCGCGTCGATTAGGTGACCGAAGTAAAAATCCGAATAAATATGTGGACGATGCACTTATTCTAGAAAAAGGATTTGAAGAAGAAAATACAGATATGTGGTTAAAATACAGATATTCCTATTATTGCGCACAAAGTTATCATGATGCCGGTAAATTAGAGAATGCAATTGAATGGTACGAGAGAACATTAACGCTTGCTTATTCACCCCAATACAAATATTGTGCTTGTATTAAAGCAGGTGATTGCTATAACGCATTAAAACAATACTCTAATGCAATTGACAGCTGGTCAAAAGCATATACATACGACAGGGAACGATTAGAAGGCATTGTAAAGATCATGGAATATTTCTATAATAAAGAACAACATTTTATGGTTTCATCATTATACAATAAATTCAAACATGTGAAAATAGGGAACGCCAAGGACAAAATATTTTTGGATTATTCGAAATATCATGATTTTCATTATTTTGCTTCCATTTCTGGATGTTATTGTGATGAACATAAATCCGCATATGAAGCATGTAAGTATATGTTACTTAATAATAGTAAACCGAATCAAGGTAATACAATATACAATTTGAAATTTTATATGAAACATTTCAAGGAAGATGGTAACAATAAATCACTTTTAGATTACTTTGTCAATTACATAATGAATCCACAAATTGTTTTCAAAGAGAGAGAACATGCTTGGAATATAGTAAATAGTATTATAAAAGAACAGTTACCAGAAAAATATAATCTACTTGAAAATAGTATTCTCTCTTCAAGTAAAAAAAATATTGACAAACATAGTAAATATGCTTCCTCGAAGAAAATACTCATTTATACTGGATGGATGACCCATTTATGGAATGAATCACACCTTGACGAGAAAGCATTAGGTGGTTCAGAAAAGGCGGTTGCATATTTATCGCGCGAGTTTCCAAAGGATTATGAAATAATTATTAGTGGTGATGTTGAGGAAGGAACATTCGACAATCGAACCTATGTTCATCGTAATCGGTTACAACCTATATTAGACAGCACAGAATTTCATACGATTATTGTGTCACGTTATGTTTGTTTTTTTGAAAAATTCAAAAATAGTAAATTTTATAAATTAATAATATCAGCACATGATAGCACTGGCTTTATAAATACTAGTTCAGTTCCTATAGATAATATTTTGCAAAATTATTATAATGATATTGATAATATTATTTCATTAACACCATGGCATACAACAAATATAATAAGGGTTCATCCATTTTTAAATAAAAAAATTATTTCTATCAATAATGGTATTCATATAGAAAATTTTCCAAAAAATAATATTCATAAAGTAAAAAATAAATTTATATGGTCATCTTGTGCTTACAGAGGATTACATGTTATGCTTGAGTTATGGAAAGAAATTATTGATAAAATTCCTGATGCTACATTAGATCTTTGTAGCTATAATACTTTTCCAAATGGTAATGATGAAATTAAAATGGAAAAAATCATTAACAATTTTGATAGCATAACACATCATGGTAAATTAAACTCAATAGAATTATATAATTTAATGGCGAAATCCGAATATTGGTTATATACGAATACATTTCCGGAAACTTCGTGTATTACGGGAATGGAAATGTTAATGAGTGAAGTGATTTGTTTATATTATCCTCTAGCAGGATTATTAGATACAGTAGGTAATTATGGTATACCTGTAAATCAAGGTGAAGAAATTGAGACATTGGTTCATTTATCAACTGAAAAAAAGACACTAATGAGAGAAAAAGGAAAAGAATATGCTATGTCGTGTTCTTGGAAAAATAGAGCTGAAGAATGGTCAAATATGTTAAGATTGAATAAAAAGAAATGGATTTTTTATTGTTCTCCACATTTTGAAACAAAGATGATTCAACAATATATTGATAATTTAAATTATATTTATCCGGAATATGATATTCATTTAACGAATGATAAAAATAGAATTTTAACAGAAAATCCATGTAAAATAACATTTATTTATGAAATATTTGATACTGAGTTAATTAAAAGTTTACCTAATACTCAATTTAGTTTTTTAAATACAGAACCATTAAATATTCCTATTAGATTAAATCATGTAACAAATATTTTGAATACATATCATAATTGGGATTATTATGATTATAGTAAAAGTAATTTAAAAATATTAATGGAGACAGGTATTGATATCCAAGAAAAAGGATATTTACCATATAAATGTAGTGAAAATGAGCTTAATTCATTAATCAGTTTAAATAAAAATAATAAAAAGGAAATTGATTTTGGTATTCTAAAAACATTAGGTGGTGTTATGACAGAGCGAAGAGAAAAAATAGTAAATTTTTTAAAGAAACACAATTTTACAGTAAATATTATTGGTGGATGGGCTGACGATAGAGATACGGAATTAGCAAAGTGTAAAATAATTTTAAATATACATGGAAATCTTGGTACTACTATCAGTAATATTTTTGAACATATTAGGTGTGATAGATTATTAGAAGCTGGATTTAATATTTTATCTGAAGAAAGTGTAAATTTAGATCAATCATTTCTTAACAAATATCCAAATCTACAGGTAATACATTATGATGAATTCTTTAATATCGCTCAAATTATTGAATATTACAATAATAAATTAAGCACATTAGCTCATAATAATTATGTATTAAATATTTTACAGGATACTCATAAACGACTTAATATTCCCAACGAACATATTAATTTTTTAGAAAAATTAAGTAAAGATTTTTATCCAGAGAATATGATTATTTATGATATTGGTTCTAGTGTATTACATTGGACACAAAATGCTAGTAAAATTTGGAAAAATAGTAAAATTCATTTATTTGATGGTATGACAGAAATGAAACTGTTTTATGATGAATATAACAAACAAAATAATACAAATTATGAGTATAATGTAGGTGTATTATGTGATGAAGATTATAAAAGAATAAGTTTTTATCAAAATGATGAACTGTCTGGAGGAAATTCTTACTATAAGGAAATTGGACATAGAGATTCTGCTACTATTTTTACTGAAAATCACATTAAACATAAAATTGGAATGAAATTAGAAAGTATTGTAAAGAATAAAAATATTCCTATGCCTGATTTAATTAAAATAGATGTCCAAGGAGCAGAATTAGATATATTAAAAGGTTCTATGAGTATTATTAATAAAGCCAAATTTCTTATTGTAGAATTACAACATACTGAATATAATCAGGGAGCACCTTTATGTAATCAAACCAGAGATTTTTTAATAGAATATGGGTGGAAAGTTTATGCAGAAAAATTCTCTAATAACGGACCTGATGCTGATTGGTGTTTTATTAACAATAGATATAATGATATTAATAATCATATTGAATCTAATTCCAAACATTATATAAAAAAAATATATGATACATTGTGTTTAAATAAAAACCCATTTGATTATTATTTGAATCCTGTTGATATTTATGAACACTTACCTAGTTTATATAAATATGCGTCCGAATGTAATTCTGTTTTAGAATGTGGAGTACGTGCTAGTGTATCATCTTGGGCATTAGTATATGGATTAATAAATAATAATAGTGATAATAAAAAATTAATATTAAATGATATTGAACCATGTGATGTAAGTAAATTACTTGAATATACAAAATCAATTTCTCATTTAAATGTTTCATATGAATGGGTAAGTGACCTAGATTTAGATTTGAAGGAAAATGTTGATTTAACATTCATTGATTCTTGGCATGTTGGTGGTCATCTCAAAAAGGAATTGGCAAAATTCAGTAAATTAACTAATAAATATATTATTATGCATGATACTACAATTGATGAATTTACTAGTGAAGCTATAAGAGGTAACTTAACAGAAGAACAAATTAAAGAATTATCTATTGCTTCTTCAATGTCTGTTGATGATGTTAAAATGGGGTTATGGACTGCAATAGAAATTTTTTTAAAGAGCAATAATGATTGGGCTCTACATGAACGGTTTACAAATAATAATGGACTAACAATATTAAAAAAAGTTACTCAAATATGACCCCATAGATTCGCACATTTTTATAACTTTATAGATTTATAAATAATTACAATTTACACTATAGATTATAATTATTTCTTGATTATCTCTCTGTCGAGAAGAAGAATACTTGAAATAGTCGTCCATTCTCTTTGTTGGTTCCAAAGTAATCCATGCTTGCATGATATTGCTTTGAATTGAACAGAACAAGACGATTAAATACATTGCCCACTTTGTCAACCAGTTCCCATCTGTTGTAATCTTGTGAATTTTCATCTATTATTTTCTTGTTTCCTCGCGCTTCCGCTTCATCTACTGTTCTCGTTCCATCTTTAAAGCGGAATATGCCTGTACCCGAATTGACAGGTGCATTCGGTGTCAAATAAAGAACACCAGCCCAATTATTCCAGCCATCATTGTGTATCCATGTTCGATCACGACTGGTTGTATATTGAAATGCTCCATTGTATGTATCTTCGTTATTTTTACTATTGGTTGATCCATTGGTTGGTCCATTATTGTCAGTCGACGAAGGCATTGGCCAATCCACGATTTTTCCAGCAAAATGCTGAATATATCCTTGAATCATTTCTTTCAAATGGTTATTTGCTCTTGAAGTTGTTCTTTGGCCCGGATAATTTCCCCTAACCTTGAATTCTTGTGTCAATATGTAATCTCGTGTTTCTTTCGCATTTGTGTAAAAATTGTCTATTATCATGAGATTGCAATATATTGGTTTTGGTTTGTCAAAATACTCTTTTGCTTTGATTACTTGTTCATGAAATTTTTTATGTGCCGGATTTACTTGGTTTATCGGGTTTAATAGTTTCTCTTTCAATTCTTCTTTCACTTTTGCGTCAGTCATCAATGTAAAATCGATGTTCTGTTTTATAATGGGTATATGCATTTTGTCCCCTTTGGCATAATTACAATATTTGGGCACATCAATCGCATATTCATATGATTTTTGCTCTAGACCAGTGATATTATATTCTGTATGTCCCGTAGAATAACAGCATATTTGTGTACCCATCTTTGTGTGATTATTTGTCAGCATTTGATATAAAAACTTGTTAAATCTATTTTGCGATTCGTGCGTGATAGAGCCATTATAATCGTCAAAAAACACACTATCAAATATACCGCCTTCGCTCAAAACATCTTCCCACTGACCTTTAATCATGTTTACTTTTAAATTGGGTCGTTTTTTATTCATTTCCTCTTTGAATGATTCAAACTTGCTCCACACTTCTGGACAACATTCGACGACTGTATATTCCGATACTATTTCATAAGAACACAACTTGTTGGCCGAATAACCTAGGCCAAATCCGATTTCTAATACTGACCCATGTGGTTCTAAGTATTCAATACATTTTTCCATATAGGGTTTTTCCCATGCCATCATGACTTGATGTTGACCGGTTTCGTCTTGTAATATTTCATTTCCACATATATCAGTTGTATATTCTAACTTCATTCTTACTCGTAATGTTGTGATGATTTTATATTGTTTGTAATTAGTAAAATATAATAACTATTTTAATTTTATTATATTTTATTTATTATTTATTAAATTATGATAAACTTTCAACTGTAACCGATTTACCTCCAATTGATTGTTGTTGACCAGCAGTCCAACCCAGTGCCTCTATCGTATTTTGATAAGCCTGAATAGTTTCTAAACTATCACAATTCTTAAATATGTCTGTCGCAATGCTTGCTCCGATACCTGTTAGACTTCCTTTTTCAAATGTAACTGAGGTCATTACATCACAATCTTGAAAAGCCTGTTTACCTATAGTTATTAAAGATGGTGGTAGAGTGATATGGCTTAAACCATTTGAGCCATCCTGATCATAAAATGCATAACTGGCAATAGTTGTTAATAGACTACCTGCTTCAAATTTAATAGAATAATCGCCAACAGAATAGAAGAAACATGATGACCCCAATTCTGTTACTGATGCTGGTATAGTAATAATTCCACTCAAACCAGTTGAGTGAAAGGTATTGCTATCTATTTTGCTAAGTTGACTACCAGATTCAAAGCTTAAGTTAATATTACCACAATTCCTAAAAGCACCTGAGCCAATAATGCCTACTGATTTTGGAATAGTAAGATTTCCACTTAGGTTCGTACATTTATAAAATGATTCTTGCTCTATTAAAACGAGTGTACTATTTGGTGAAAAAGTTAAACTAGTTAAATAAGCTTTATCTTTAAAAGCTGGGAATCCACTATTACTAATTTGAGTGACTGTTGGTCCAATATTAATTTTAAGAAGTTCTTTATTTTGATCATAGCTGTCAGTAGTTAGGATTGTATCTTCTGTTGTACTTGTACTATTATCAGTATATGTAAATACAGTTGTGGAAAGATTAATTATTGTAACAGTTATACCATAAAAGCTTTGACTTGCCCCAGGTGTCAAATTCATTGCATCTATCGTATTTTGATGAGCATTAATAGTTGTTAAAGATGTACAGTTTGTAAAGGCATCATTGCCAATGCTTCCACCAGAAGTTAAACTACCGCTTCCAAATGTAATAGATGTCATATTGGTACATGAATGGAAAGCACTTGATCCTATGGTTATTAATGATGCTGGGAGAGTAATGTCTCCATTCAAACCGGAACTATGAAAGGCGCTACTAGTAATTGTTGTTAGTAGAGCAAGTTCATTAAAGTTCACAGATGTCATATTGGTACATGAATGGAAAGCACTTGATCCTATGGTTGTCAAAGTTGTTGGTAAACTAATGGGTCCAACTAAACCTGAACTTTTAAAAGCTTCACTACCAATCGTAATAAAGCTAATATTATTTACATTAAAGAATAGAGTTTCCAGATTGGTTTTTCCCAAGAATGCTTGAGATGCAATGCTTTCCACACTTTCACCAATAGATACCTGTTTAATATTTGTATTGTCAGTATAACTACTAGCAGTTATGATTGTTTCTGATGATATAATTATAGAATTATCAACAAGTGTAAATGTAGTCGGTTCAGTTACAACTGAAAGATTATGTATTGTAACAGTTATACCATAAAAGCTTTGACTTGCCCCGGGTGTCCAACTCATTGCATCTATCGTATTTTGATAAGCATTAATAGTTGTTAAAGAGGTACAGTTTGTAAAGGCATCATTGCCAATGCTTCCACCAGAAGTTAAACTACCACTTTCAAATGTAATAGAAGTTATAGAAGTACATGAATGAAACGATTTTACTCCTATAGTGGTTAATGATATTGGTAAAGTAATGGCTCCAGTCAAACCGGAACAGCCTTCAAATGCACTTACACCGATTGTTGTTAACAAAACAAGTCCATCAAAGTTGACAGATGTCATATTGGAACAGGAGTGGAAAGCACTTGATCCTATGGTTGTCAAACTTGTTGGTAAAGTAATGGCTCCAGTCAAACCCGAACTTTGAAAAGTACTATCACTTATTGTTGAAAGTTGAATATCTGAATGAAAAGCTATAGAGGTCATGCTGGAACACAATTTGAAAGCAGAAGCTCCTAAACTGATTAAAGTTCTAGGTAAAGGAAAGGTTCCATTCAGAGATAAAGAACCTTCAAATGCACTTACACCGATTGTTGTGAGTAGAACGAGTTCATCAAAGTTGACAGATGTAATATTAGCACATAGTTGGAAAGCACTTGATCCTATGGTTGTCAAAGTTGTTGGTAAAGTAATGGCTCCAGTCAAACCTGAAGTATGAAAAGCATTTGTGCTAATCGTTGAAAGTTGAATATCCGAATCAAAAGTTATAGAGGTCAATGTGGTAGAATCCTTAAAAACATCATCACTCATAATTGTCACTTGGGGTCCAATAGCTGCTGTTGTCAATATAGTATTATTATTAGAACTACCTAATGTGGTGACATTGGTACTTGATGTAGTACTATCATTATAACTATATAATGTGTGTGGTGAAAGGTTATTTATTATAATACTTTTACCTCCAATTGTTTGCGGGCTTGTAGACCAACTATTCGCGGCTATTGTAGTTTGACGAGCATTAAATGTAGTTACACCTGAATCTACAAAAGCATTTGAACCAATCGTTCCTGCTCCACCATTATCAACCAGACTGTCTAATTCAAAATCTATGGTGGTCAACTTGCTGCATAATTGGAACGCATTTTCTCCTATAGTTTTCAAAGATCCGGGCAAAATAAGGGTTCCTGTCAACCCTGAACTTTGAAAAGCATTATTGCCAATTGTTGTCAATGTACTCACTTGTTCAAATGTTATAGATGTCAAGTTAGTAGATGATTTAAAAGCGTCAGCTGCAATAGCTATCACAGATGTTCCAATAGTAATTGTTTTGTGTGTACTGATATCAGCAGTATAAGAGGTACTAGTTAATGTTGTATCTTGTGTTGTAGTCAATGAGCCCACAGTATATGTAAATGTAGTAACGCTTATTGTAATAATTCTTATTTCATCCGTTATTTGTTTGGGATTTTCTACCGAATCTCCTCTATCGGCTACAATATTATTTACATTACCAGATGAGTCAGATGGATAATTGTAACTATTTATTCTGGTGTAGTATTTATATAGAGTTTCGGGTGGATTGTATTTTGTAAGGGGGTCAACCTGAACAGAATTATTATATAATACCCATTCATTATTTTCATATTTAATTTCAATAGGAATATTAAGATCTACGTCGAAAGTAAAATATGTAGTATCATCTTGTTTATCTAAATAATAAGTTGTACCATTTGAATCTATCGGCACAGCTTTATAATACTCATACTTTTTATATGTAAATAAATCAAATACTTCTATTCCTTCTTGCTCAGAATAATTACCAAGAAACGGTATGCCTGATATGTCAAAAGAATAATTCTTAAACTGCGGGATGCCTAATTCGTTAACACCATCAAACTTCTCATAAGATGCTTCTGTAATTTTTCCTACACCTCGGGTAACAATTTCATCAGAAATACTAAATATTTGATTATGAAACAGTACATAAGATAGATCTGTATTTGTATGATAATCCGCACTGGCACCAGCTAATGGAGTATAAGAAGGATCATATAAATACATTATACTTGAATTACCTGATATATCTTTTAAATTTGGTGTAAATGTATCATTATCATAATAATGACTCTCTGCCATATTTATATACTATGCTACTAAACTTTTTTATTTATTAAAAATATAATCATAATAAATAAAAAAATATTATTGTAATAGTTAATCATTACTACTTCTTACTTAAGATAGTGAAAAATACAAAGTTCCTTCAATTAATAATTGAGGTGGTGGATTACCACCAGGTGGTCCGGATGAGTCTTCTACATAGATTCCAATATAATCGGTAGGGGCTAGTGGTATACCTGATCCGGATACAAAGGATAGTTCAAATGAACCAAATGTTCCTGCTAAAGCTGTTCCAATTCGCGCTTGACCAAATAGGGATGCTGTTCCATAATTAGCCATAAATACATCATAATTTTGTCCAGTATTGTTTTGATAATTTACTCCTCCTGCGAGTAATTCTCCATTTATCCCGGATAATGTTCCTGGTATAAATTCACCATATGTGGGACCACGCGCTCTTGTTGGAACCGCATTGATATACCTTCCAGTAAGGTTATAATATGCGCCAGCGCCGTGAGGTAAAACTGGCCATCCAAAGATTGTCCCTGGTTGAAATAAATCAATGTCAAATGAACTAGGTAAAGGATTTATTCCCGCCCCCCATGTATCGTTCAAATCGATGAAGAATGAAACTGATGCATTGGAATAAGATGCACCTTGAAGACCTTGGGCACCTGTATCACCTTGAGCTCCTGTATCTCCTTGAGCTCCTGTATCTCCTTGAGCTCCTGTATCTCCTTGAGCTCCTGTATCTCCTTGGGCACCTGTATCACCTTGGGCACCTGTATCTCCTTGTGCTCCTGTATCTCCTTGTGCTCCTGTATCACCTTGTGCTCCTGTATCTCCTTGGGCACCCGTATCTCCTTGAGCTCCTGTATCGCCTTGTGCTCCTGTATCTCCTTGTGCTCCTGTATCGCCTTGAGCACCTGTATCACCCTGAGCACCCGTATCGCCTTGAGCACCTGTATCTCCTTGTGCTCCTGTATCTCCTTGTGCTCCTGTATCACCTTGCGCTCCTGTGTCTCCTTGGGCACCAGTATCGCCTTGAGCACCTGTATCACCCTGAGCACCCGTATCGCCTTGAGCACCCGTATCACCTTGAGCTCCCGTATCACCTTGTGCTCCCGTATCGCCTTGAGCACCAGTATCACCTTGCGCTCCCGTATCTCCTTGGGCTCCCGTATCACCTTGGGCACCTGTATCTCCTTGAGCACCTGTATCTCCTTGCGCTCCTGTATCTCCTTGGGGTCCCGTATCACCTTGAGCTCCCGTATCTCCTTGGGCACCTGTATCGCCTTGAGCACCAGTATCACCTTGTGCTCCCGTATCTCCTTGGGCTCCCGTATCACCTTGCGCTCCCGTATCTCCTTGTGCTCCCGTATCACCTTGTGCGCCCGTATCACCTTGCGCTCCCGTATCTCCTTGGGCTCCCGTATCACCTTGGGCACCTGTATCTCCTTGTGCGCCCGTATCACCTTGCGCTCCCGTATCTCCTTGGGCTCCCGTATCACCTTGGGCACCTGTATCTCCTTGAGCACCTGTATCTCCTTGCGCTCCTGTATCTCCTTGGGCTCCAGTATCACCTTGAGCACCTGTATCACCTTGCGCTCCCGTATCTCCTTGGGCTCCTGTGTCACCTTGAGCTCCCGTATCTCCTTGGGCACCTGTATCACCTTGAGCTCCCGTATCACCTTGTGCTCCCGTATCACCTTGTGCTCCCGTATCACCTTGCGCTCCCGTATCTCCTTGGGCACCTGTATCTCCTTGAGCACCTGTATCTCCTTGCGCTCCTGTATCTCCTT